GATTTATTGAGTCCTGTTACATAACATAGGACAAAACAAATATTGTCCGAGGTTTCGGAACATTGACCGCAAGTAGGGAAAAGTGAGCGCATGAGCAAAGGATCAAAGCAAAGACCGACAGACCGTAAGAAGTTCTCGGAGGGTTATGATCGGATATTTGGTAAGAAGCTCAAGCCCGTTGAGATCACAGTAGACGGGCATACGTTCGATAAGTTCAAGGTTTGCTGCGAACAGGACAATTCAGGGAGAGCTAAAGGCGAGACAATTCTCATTAACTCCAGACAGCAAGGTAAGAGCGCGGCGCTCTCCTGATAGTACAGGAAGATATCAGATGAAATTCGAGAAGGGAAAATCAGGCAATCCAGCAGGTAGACCGAAAGGCTCAAAGAACAAACTGAACGAGGATTTTCTATCCGACCTGTCCGCTGATTGGGAAGAGCATGGCGCAGCAGCCATTGAGACTGTACGCACAACCGATCCCACAGCTTACTTCAAGACAGCGGCATCCCTCATACCCAAGGACTACAACGTCAACCGCACAGATGAATCTGGCGACATAGATGAACTCAAAGCAGAAGTTGAAAGACTCGATACCGAAATCGCCACCGCTCTCGGTATTGCTCCAACAAAAGAAAAAGGCACAAAAGGCGATACTACGCGCCATTGAACGGCGTAAGCTCTGGACATACTTCCCAGACGAAGGCCCATACCGCAGAGAACTATACCAAAAACATTTAGAGTTCTTTAGGGCTGGTGTAGAACACAGGGAAAGGGCGTTTATCGCTGCTAACCGTGTCGGCAAGACTGAATCATGCGGTGGATACGAACTAGCACTACACCTGATAGGCGAATACCCCGAATGGTGGGAAGGCAGGAGATTTGATAGACCTATCAAGGCTTGGGCCGCTGGCGACACCTCACAGACGACTAGGGATATTCTACAGGGTAAGTTACTGGGGCCGCCTGGAGACTTCGGCACAGGGCTGATTCCCTTCGCTAACATACTAGACACCAAGTCTAAGGCAGGATCGGTAGCAGACGCTATAGAGACAGTCAGGGTCAAGCATTCATCGGGTGGTGTATCACGACTAACGCTCAAATCATACGATCAGAAGCGCAAGAGCTTCCAGGGTACCGAGCAAGATGTAATCCTGCTAGACGAAGAGCCGCCAATGGACGTGTATACAGAGTGCTTTCTAAGAACGGCAGACGTAGGATACGGCCCAGGCATGATATTGGCTACATTCACACCGCTATTAGGCTTATCAGACGTCGTGCTTAGTTATTTGCCGGAGGGGAAGGCTGAGTGAGCAAATATACAGTCATGGCGTCCTGGGATGACGTCCCTCACATATCAGACGAAGAGAAAGAGGCGCTATACGAGTCAATCCCGCCATATCAGCGTGACGCACGAAGCAAAGGCATACCGCAGCTAGGATCAGGCGCTATATATCCAGTACCAGAGAGCGAGTTTGTATGCGCTCCGTTTGAGATACCGGACTACTGGCCCAGAATGTACGGCTTAGACGTAGGATGGAACAAGACAGCGGCCCTATGGGGAGCGCACGATAGAGAATCAAACACAGTCTATCTGTACTCGGAGCATTACATGGGACACGCAGAGCCATCGGTACACGCTAATGCTCTACGGGCTAGAGGTGATTGGATACCAGGGGCCATAGACCCAGCGGCCAGGGGCAGAGGTCAGAAGGACGGCGAGCAGCTATTCCAGAACTATATAGACCTTGGCTTACACCTGGTAGCGGCAGACAACACGGTAGAAGCGGGGATACACAACGTATTCACCCGCCTTTCTGAGTCTAGGCTAAGGGTCTTTTCAACGCTGACCAACTGGCTGTCAGAGTTCAGGATATATCGTAGAGACGAGAACGGCAAGATAGTGAAAGAGCGCGACCACCTAATGGATACCACACGGTATCTAATATCACGCTTAGATCACGCAGTAACAGAACCAACAGACGACGAATACGAAGCACCCATCGAGAATAGATCGCCCGTATCGGGCTACTAAGAGGCTTAAACATGACCGACACAGTAACCACACACACGACAGAAGACGGCCCCCGCTATCATGTCATCCACATCCAGAACCTTTCAGATGGCACAGGTGAGTCTGCGGTGCAAAAGGTGGACATATCTACCCTTCTCGGCCCAGACGGTAAGGTAGGTCTGGCCCCCTCACGTTTCGCCATCAAGTCTTGTCGATGGGATGTGCAGGGCTTCACCTCTGTACAGGTCTTATTCGACGCCACGACTGATGACGAGGCGCTAACCTTATCAGGCAATGGCTATGATGAGTTTGACCCACCCATTCAAGATCCGCAATCCACAGGAACGACAGGAGATATACGAGTAACGACAAACGGCGCTATCAACGGCGCTAGTTATGACATTACCCTGACCTTGATCAAGAAGCAGTAGTTATGCGAAGCAGACTAAGACAGGGCAATCGTGGGCGCGGCCTACCTAAGCCCTCATTCTGGCTAGGTGACGGCTCGCTGGTTCCCCCGCAGCATGGCGGCAGTGCTACCCCAACATTCACCCGCGACACAATCGCCACAGGCTATGACCAGTTCAATCGCCAATACCCAGTAGCGGCTAATCAGCCCAGACAGGATGGTTATGAGGTAGTTGAGAACCTGATTACAGCGTCTGAGGATAATCAGAATGCGGCCTTCGATGTTGTTGATTCTGGAGTTACGGTTGACTCTGCCACACAGGTAACGTGGGACGGGACAGATGATGCGGATTTCGGACAGATTGTCGCTGTTACTGACAATGGTTCTGGTGATGGTGGCAGAACATTTGTACAGAGTGTGTATGTTCGCCTAGTTAGCGGAACAGTCTCAGCGGACAGCGCGATACAGTTGAGGCTTGCAGGAAACCACATCAATGAGACGCTGGTTGCCATTGGTGATTCTCTATCCACTACAGAGAGTAAGCGCTTCTCAGTCGCAGCCACTACTGACGCTGCGGGAAATGGTGTGGCACCAGAGATTCGTTGTGACGACGCCGTAACCCTAGAAATCACCAAGTGGCAACTAGAAGAAGTCACAGGCAAGTTCTCCCACGCACCAGGGCCTTATGTGTCTAGTGGGGTTGGGACTGGGGTTGAGTTAAATACAGACGCAAACGCCTCTAGCATTACCAACGAAACCGATGCAACCACTGGCTGGACAGCGGCTGGGGTTAGCACCATTGCATCGGCTGCTGAAACTGATGGAGATTCAGCATTTTCTCTGGTTATTGATGCTAACACCCAAGCGGCAGGTAGAAGCTATGTTGACTTGGACACTCAATTCTCACTCGTAGACGGTAAGACTTATATTATAAATGTTCGCGGGAAACATATATCTGGTGACAAATCTACGATACATACGGCGTTAGATAACAACGCGGTGACAGGTGCCGTCTCCCACGACAACATAGAAACTTCTGAAACATCATACATCGATCATAAATTTACCTTTGTCCATAGCGGGAACACTAAATACCTAATAGTCAAGGAAAATGGAGGTAATAATAATTCAATAGTTAGAGTCTCTACCATATCCATCAAAGAAGCCAACCACGGCGCAAACATAGACTCCGTTAAATACTTCCCCACGCTCAACGGCAACACAGTAGCATCAGGTCTAGTCACAGAGGCTACAGGCCCAAGGATCAGTGCTAAGACTTGCCAGTTTGCTGAGTTTGGTGATGCTGGCGCTTATGCCTCTACCCCTGACGCCGCTGCCAATAGGTTCTCAGCCGACATAGATATAAGAATCTGGGTTGCGATGACTAGCTGGACACCTTCTGCAAACTCTAGGATTGTAGAGAAGGATAGCACTGCCGCCCCCAACGCAGCGATATGTTCGCTGTTTGTAACCACGGCAGACAAGCTACATCTGCAATTACGGAACGCGGCAGGAACCCTGTTGGCAAATACGGCGTCAACTATAGCAACAGGCTTTGCTGACGGTACAGCACACTGGGTACGAGCAACATACGACGCGTCTACGGGAAAGGTTAACTACAGCACATCAGACGAAACCGTTATCAACTCGAATGACGTGCAGACATGGGTGGCTCTGGGTACAGAGATATCCGCAACCGCAGGCACAATAGCAGACGGCAATGAGAATCTTGTGTTTGGCGCAAGCGTAGACAACGGCACGGGTTCCGACTGTAAGATATTCAGAGGGCAGATATA